CTGGCCATCTCGCCAAGGTGGACACTACCTGAGCTCGGAAGGCTCTTGAGAATTTTGGAGGCATGTTTTTGCTTAGGGCCTAGAACCCCCTTTGCAACTTCCACTCATGCAATTCTTCACTTTATTGTGCAACGGAAATTAAATATGCGGTTCCGCACACCAATGCACATTGTGAAGGATGATTCAGAAGCGCGATAAAAATGCACCCGCTATATGCGGTTCTTGCAGCCATCTTAGGCTCTCGTCAATCTGCGTCCGACGCTTGGTATCGTTGAGTTACCCGATTAATTATGGCCTGTAATACCTTTGAGAATTCTGCCCCGGAGCTTAGTAACCTCCAACCCTCGCATTCTACCCCTTCGCACTACAACACCACTGATTTTTCTACCGTCAATGAAACGACGATGGGTCTCCCCGATTCGGCGCCGGCCGAGGAGGGCGGAGTTGCAGCTCCGCCTCTCTCGGCCCACACCCAACCTATGGGCATCCAACCAACCGTTTCCACTGACATTGGTCCATATGGTACTCTCTTAACGCCTCTTACTATGCAAATTTTAAAAGAGGCGGTGGAGGAGGATACCGCAAATTACCTTGCTACTTTTCACAAATTGAAGCAAGTCGTTCAAAAGTTGTACGGCATTCCCGTCCCGCGCACTAATGACGATATCTACAACAGGGAGTTTAGCTCATATGAAGCTCTCTATCGTCATTGCGTGTGTTGTTCAGTTGCTTTTGGCCGGTCCAAAAGTGCACAAAGTTTCGCGTTCCGCGAATTGAAATATCCTTATGTTTTGCATTCGCTCTATGGAATGCTTGTGCCTTCTGAATTACAATACGTTCTCATTCCTATTGTCACCACCCCTCCGTATTTCGACATGAAATGGCCCCTCACTGTTCTTGGCCGGGCTTTAATTAGCCCAGACTACCATACTAAGTTGCTCTTTATGCTCCAAACTTATGGAGCTCCTGGGATTGCTTTTGCAGAGTCCTATTGGAAAGATTGGCCTCACGTCTCCTGGAGAGACGTGCAGGTAGTTCCCCAAATGTTCATGAAGGACACCAGGGCAAAGGTCACAAACTTGCTCGATAATTCTGATAGACTTCTCCCTGAAGTCCATAAGGCCACCGCTGCCATTTCCAAAATGGCTGCCATGGCCGAAGGTTTCCCATCCATTATTAAGGGAATGTTGACTAGCTTTGTGAATGATGATTTCCCACAAATGCTAGATAAGGCGCGCCCGGTTTTCATGGCGCGCATAGAGGCCTTTGGCCTCGCATTGCTGCAATTGTTCCGTTCCGAGTCGCTGGTCGACTACGGAATTGCAATTGCCCAATTAATGAACTCAGTTGGGATCACTCTGAGTAACTTCGTTCGAGACACTAAAGACGGACTAATCGCGTTGTTCGCGTACCTACATAAGAACACCGCGGAAACGTCTGCCGATGAGTCTCAAACTCCTACTTCTGATTCACCTGATGGCCCTATTGATGCCCTTCCACAGGGCTCCCTCTCTGACATGGGAAGCTCGATCTTTAAGAGCCTCTCCAACATCATTGCGCACCTCTTTGAAGCGCAGGACTCTATTGGGGCCCTAAGCCCCAAGAGATCCATTTCATTCAAAGAATTGCTGTCCACATTTAATGTGGGCAGCACTGCTATCATCAACTTGCAGAAATTGTTCAATATGGCGTACGACCAGGTTTACTTCTGGGTGTACGGCTACGAGCGTGGCGAAACCGCTGCGTCCGTTATCGCTTGTGTTGAGAGCTGGATCTCTCGCACTAGTGAATTTTTAACCAATAATACCAGAGCTTCGCTCGGTTTTGATGCCAGCGTCACTGCTGAGCTCAAATGCCTTGTTGATGAAGGCCACTTGTTGGTGGGGCAGTTGAATTCCCCACGAGATAGAACGTTACTATCTCGCTTACGGGAGTTTTATACTCCCTTAAGTTCTTACTTTGTAACGCTAAATAATGCATTGTATTTGCACTCTGATAGACAAAGACCTGTCATTGTCTACGTCTATGGCCCCCCTGGCCTTGGCAAGAGTGTTTTTCTCGATTTCCTATGCGCTGCCCTAATTGGCAGTCTGGATTTGCGAGGACCTATCCGCGATCATGTTTTCCATAAAACCCCCGGTTCTAAATACTACGAGGGTTATCGTAAGCAAGCTATAACGATGTTCGATGATGCTAATCAAGATCAACGCGCCGACGCCATTACTGAATTCATTTTGGATATAGAAAAGATGGGCAATGATGCCACCTTTTCCCTCAATATGCCCGATTTGGAGTCTAAGGCTGTTACCTTGTTCGTTTCGAGTTTCGTCATTATATCCGCAAACGTTCCTCCACACACTGCCTCAGGGCAGGTCGCTGACTTGGGAGCTTATTATCGTCGTCTGGATTTAATTCTCGAATGCATCAATGGCCCTCAAACTGATCGTGGCTATTCTCTCGATGGTTACGCGTTCAAGCGCGTTGACTACCGGGGTGTTCCATTCAAAGACCACAAATTCGACTTTGGTAAAGTTGTTAGCACCGTTTTATCGGCGTACAAGAAATATTCCAACTCTGGGGCTGCTAAGAAAGCCCGAATGGAAGCAGTACGAAACGATTATGCTGATCGTAATGACTTAACTGATAACGAGTTGTCCATTCAGACAGCCAAAATTGCACAGGCGGTGGAGCAATCCCACCTTGCCTTATCTGAAGCTTTCGCGCACTATTCGTCCCTGCCTGGGGCGGAGGAGTACGTGAGAGAACGCGCAGAAGAGCGCGGGTCGGAAATTGACGTCGAGATCGACGTCGATGAGCAGATGTTCTCCGCTATGAAGCGGAAAATATCAATTGCTAAACGACCAAAAGTGCCCGATTCCGATACGGGTGCTGGAGTCGAACCGCCTCCAGTTTCAGTTCGCACGACCTCGGAGGTCGTCTTTGAGGATGAGTTCGGAGCCTGTCTTCCCGAGGATGAAGGTGAGCTTAGTGAGCATGACCTTGAAACCATTCTCGAGTCCGATACGCCCGAGCAATGGGAGAAACCTAGCGACAAGTACCGCAATGTTAAGTGGACTCAGGTCCCTACGTCTGCGGATAAGGTCGCTGACCTAGGCATCGAGCCTGTCCTCTTTGACACTGAGGACGCTCTCACTTCCGTATCTAACTACATCCCCGAGTTCCATAATTGCGATGGAACCGACTGTCCTCGTTTGGACGGTAAAAATTGCGCAAAACAACATGACAATGTGGCAATCAAAGCCCGAGATGTGGTGGTTACTGTTATGAACGCCACTGCCGCCGCCTATAAACATGTTCGCTCCGTGTTCTCTCCTAAACAACCATTATTGGCTAAGTTACGTGAGGCTTTCATCGAGTATAAGAATAAGGCGGTTGAGTATTTGACCGCCCTTAATGCGAAGTACCCAATGCTCAAGTACATGGGCATCGGTATGGCGGCTTTAGCCTTGTTGGTTGGAGCTATCGTCGTGTTTAAAAGTGGTGATGAAAAACCCCAAATGACTCACTCTGGCGCGTCTACTACTCCTAAGGCTCAGAACCGTTATAAGCACGCCACCACATATAAGCGTGCATTGGATGTTAAACCACAATACTCTCCCAATCGTGTCGTCAGCCTTCTAGATGGCCCGGTGGCTCGTAACCTTTATGAAATCACTGCTTATAGAGGTAAGCAACCTGTTGCTGGTATGTCTGCTCTCGGAATAGTGGATCGTTGGTACGTGGTGCCTCGTCATTTCTTTGAGAGCGCTACATGTATGGGAATTGAAACCATTGCCCTAAAGCACCCACACTTCAGCGAAGCTGGCATCTACAGGATTGAGAATTTAGTTCTCGTTCCCGTGGAGGGTCAAGACCTGATGTTTTTCCAATTGCCTTTTGGAACGCCTAGTGTTAGGGACATTACCAAGCATTTCATTTGCGAAGGTGATACCGGTTTGATTTCCGGAAAAGCGGTTTGTATGGTCCCGTGTGACAAGGGTTACAAGTATTACCATATGGAGAAGTTGGCTCCAATAACCAACGTGCTCAATTATGGATCTATGGGCAAATCTTTCAAGGTAGGAAATGTGTTTAGACACGAAGTCTACCTTGACGACGGCGATTGTGGCTCTCCCTATTCAAGTCTCAATAATCGTTGTGAGAGAACTCTCTTCGGTATTCATGTTGCTGCGGACCGTGCTGGAAAGTGCGGTTTTGGGGCAATTATTACCCAAGAAATCATTGCTAATAGCATAGGTGATCGGGCACAGGCTGCCCGTGATAATCCTTTGGACCACCCTTCGTGGCCCGCTGCTATTGATTTGCATAAAGTTCCCATTAGTGAGAGCTCTCGCATCGCTAACAAGACAAAAATCATGCCCTCCATACTCTTTGACGAAATTTACCCTCATCAGAAAGTGCCCGCCGCACTGACCCCTATTTATAAGGAGGACGGAACCGTCATCTCTCCGATTGAGGTCTCTGTCTCTCGCGCGACCCAAGTTTTCGAAATGGATCGTTTTCACGAAGATCTCGTTATTGAAGCGGGAGAGAATATGGCACTTGAATGGGGCCCTGCACCTGAATCCTCTGCACCAATCACTTGGGACGAAGCCGTCAACGGCCGTCGAGGATGCAAGTACATGAGGGCGCTCCATATGGGGACGTCGTCTGGTCTCGGGTGCGAAGAACCGCGCACCCCGGATTGGAAACTCTTGGCAAAGGGTGGTAAATTACCTTGGTTCACCATGGATGGCAACGTTTACATCATGAGTGAGGTTCTTATGTCTTCTTGCGAAATGATTGAGGAACACGCCCGCAAGGGTTTGCCCGTGGTGCCGAATATTGATTTTTGTTTAAAAGACGAGTTGCGATCGTTTGAGAAGGTCGATACCGGTGCCACACGTGGAATTTGGATTGCACCGCTGGACTACTTAATTGTGGTTCGACGGTGGTTCTTGGAACCGTTGTCCTTGCTTATGGACCGTCATTTGGAATCTTGGATGGCCTTGGGAGTTAATCCCCATAGTCGCGCCGAGTGGACTACAACTGCCAAGTCCATTGGCCTGGACAATCAGGAGTTCTCTCGACTGATGTGCCTTGACCATAGCAATTTTGATGGGCGCATACTGGCCCTTTATTCCCACACCGTCCTACTAAGCATCTGTGAATGGATTGGTGGCCCCGATTTGGAACTTCGGATGAGCCTTGTGGAAGGTTTGATCGTCAATCGGCGCCATGTTGCATATTGGGTCTTCGACATGATTATGCACAACATCACTGGACATCCCATCACTGCGTGGTTGAATTCGGGTGTTTGTCGTCTGAATGAAAGGGCGATTTTCCTGAAGTTATCACGCGCTCAAGGGTTGAATCTGTCCTTTGAGGACTTCCGACACATCGTGCGCAGCAAAATTTATGGCGATGACAACGCCTCTAACATTGGCGTTGTTACACCTTGGTACAACCAAATTACCTTCACCGAGGCAGCGGCTGGCTTTGGCTTCAAGATGACCAATGCTAGCAAAACTGGTGACATGAAACCATATGTTAGCTTGAGCGAGTTCACGTTTCTCAAACGTGGCTTCGTCATGGATGAGAGTGGTAACTTCCACGCTCCCCTTGACGAGGGCACTATTAAGGAAATGGTCCAATGGACCCGCACGGACACAGACGATATTGAAAGTCTGTATCAAGTGGTTGAATGCGCTTTTCGCGAGTGGTACCATCATGGTCCCAAGCGATTTGCGGAGGAAACTGCGAAAATCAACGCCGCGTTAGTTCGGTTAGGTCATAAAGGACTTGACTTGTCCTATGCTTACCTTCATACTCAATGGTTGAATGGAGTTAGCGCTAAGTGGGAGGACTTTGAGTCCTCGCACGAAATCGACGTTTTGCCTCAAATGGCCGAGGGTGGCCCCACTAATTCAAATGTGGACCATGAGGTCATCAGTGGTGATGATCCTTTTTCCCTTACAGCGCCGGTTAATACGTTTAACCCCTACCCCAATGAGGCCCCTGAAGCTCTGGGTCGCGAATATCAAATTGATTCTTTCTCTTGGACTGCTTCTCAGCCCATTGATACCACTCTCGGAACTCACAATCACCCTCAAAAGAGCTTCGCGACCCAACAAAAGTTGCGTAGTTTAACCGAGCGGATGATTTATTTCAGAGGTGATGTGGAAATTACTATTCGCACATCTGCGACTCAGATGCACACGGGTTCCTTGTTGGTGTCTTACAACCAACGAGGGCAAGTTGAGGGTGCAAGCCTCAACAAGTGCTTCGCAGGCACATTTGTCCCCTATGTCGTTATAGATTTAGCGACTAATCCGACGGCCAAGGTCCTTTTGCGCTGGAACAATCCTCGTAATTGGGCCCTGTTGGATGAAATTTTGACTGGGCATGACATTTCGGCAATTGGCATCATGACGTTCATCGTTTTGCACCCGATGAATGTGGCTATGGCTACACCGTCTACTACTGTTACCGTAAATGTTTTCGCTCGATTTGTGAACTTTGCCTTGGCCGGACCGACCTTAGATATCATTCTTCCCAGTTTGACGGTCCACCCTCAAGGCAAAAGTAAGGAGCAGTTGGAGAAAAGCTCCCAGGGTCTAATTTCCGGTATTACGGAAAAGATTTCGCAAACTGCAACTGTGTTCTCTGGGTTCCCGGTGATTGGCACTGCCGCTAGTGCCGTGGCCGCCGTTTCCGGCGGCATTTCGGCCGTTGCCAAAGCCTTTGGCTTCAACAAACCCATCTCTGTTGCAGCGGTGATGCCCACCATCCCCGCTTTTGCTTCTGATCACGCTCTTGGTTCCGGCCTTTCTCCGGCCAGAACCTTGGGCATGGATCCTGAAAACTCTGTTGCGACGGATTCCGCCGCGACGGGATCTGATGAGGACAATTTATCGTTTGCGGTTTTTCTCAGTCACCCTTGTTTGGTTACCCGTTTCTCTTTCGATAGTACGAAAGGAGATGGTGCCATTTTGGCTGTCATTCCGAATTCACCTTCTATTGGTTCTGCCCAATACAGCACCTCCACTTCTAGTTTATTTGTGTCCTCGACTCGGTTGAATTTCACCGGATCGAACTTTCAATATTGGACTGGTTCTTTGAAGTATCGACTTTTGTTCACCGCTTCTCCTTTTCAAGCTTGTCAGGTTCGTATCTCGTGGCATCCCACTGAGGCCTCCGTCCCAACCACGATCACCGCTGGTGATGGTGATATCTTGTCGACCCTCATCGTGATTAAGGGTGGGTGCGTCTTTGACGTCACCGTGCCCTATCTGAATCGACAAGAATTCGCCAGCACTGGCTATCCCATCCCCTCGGATGGAATGTACTTCTGCAATCCGGAACAAATGTCCGGTTTCCTTGTTGTTAGCGTTGAAGCTCCAGTGGTTGCGCCACAAGCCGATTCGTCTACTATCATTTGGTGTTCCATTTTTCAGGCGGCTGGTGAAGATTTCCAATTTCATCGCCCTACGGACGTGCCCAATGCACTTTCGTATACTTACACCGATCCTCCAACATCGGAACTAGACGTTGTTCCTCAGAGCGGTTCGTACGCCCTTGACTTCAAGAGACCATTTCCATCTTTAGTTAGCTCCTCGTCCGTTTCTAGCGCTCGTCTTCTTATAGGCGAAGTGGTTAAGGATTTTCGTACGTTGTTTCACCGACATTCTGGAGTGAACACGTTTACTATCCCTAGCGAGACCACCCTCGGTGGTTCGGACAAGAGACTACAGTTGTGGTATCTTGATAACGTTCCCCAATCGTGGCAAATCCAGCGCTTCTTGCGTTGTTTCATGGGGTATAGAGGTTCATTCATCTATAGATTTATGCCACAAACGAATGTTGAGTACCGTCAGGTCTCAACCACCGTCTTTCAGGTTCAACCGACGGATTTCACCGGGAACATGTGGGTTGCATTGATCAGCGCCTTCACGTTCGCGACTCTGCCCGCGAACCCATCAGTCAATGTCGATCTTGAGAACATGTTCGGAACCAACGGAGTAGCCGTCGTGCCAATTGGGCAAGAACCTTTTCTTACGGTTCATGCTCCATATCAAGTGCCATGGCGGTACCTCAGTTGTGCCCCTTACGGTTCTCGAGAGCTCGCTTTCGATGGAACTGCAGCAGAGAAACTAGTCATTGTTTACCAAGGACAAGACACCGCGACGGCGGCGTCGACGACGTATGGACAAAAGAAACTCTATCTTAGTGTTTCTCAGTCTTTCGGCGACGATTTTTCCGTTGTGATTCCGGTTTACCCCGGTTATTGTCAAGTCTTGGTGGCCTCTTACCCGTGCCCTAGCATGGGGATCTCTAGCGATTTCCGCACCAATAAAGTCCGTGACCTGCGGCCCACACAATCAAAGGCTCATGCCT